CGTTAACAGCCATTACGAATAGTGTCGTATAATTTGTTCGGTTCTAAATTTTATTAATTCCTCAATAGATTTTAATTGTGGATGATTGTGTTCATCTAACCATTCTGTTTTTACATTTCCGTCTTGGTCTAAATAACTAATTGGAACAGCTAAAGAAATTATTTCAGCACGTTTTGAATTAAAAAAATTAAGTTGCTTATCCGTTAAAATAGCTTCTTGAATTAAACGGCTGTTAACACTCGTTTGGCTCAATGCCTTGTTTTCGTTTATTTCGTTTTTCATCACGTTTGTTTTTAATTAGAAATTATGCTTTTCATAACTCGGCACTAAGCCAAGCGAGGGAACGTTATAGGAAAATTTTAACCAACTTTCCGCCTAAATAAATTGCCACACCAATTACAGTAAAAAAAAGAACGAAAATCCAAAGCGTTATTAAATTCCTAACAATCCAATTTGTTTCTCTTTTTAAGTAATATTCTAATTTCTCATAGCCACTTTTCTGTGATTTGTAAGCGTGGTAAAAAGTCATTACCGTTAGCACTATTGCTATAAAAATTGCGTATTCCATTATTTTAGTTTATTTGTTAAAAAAATCTTCCTATAACACGGTATTGCAAAAATGCGGGGTTGAATATCTTCGATATTCATTCCCCGATTTTTACAACTTTGGGAATTGTTGATAGTTTCGGTTTTCTTAGCCCGCACTTCTGCAATACCAAACCGTTAGCAGTAATGCTACTCGAAAACGTCTAAATCTTGGTCAATTATTTCTTCAATTTTTGTTAGGAAATCTTCGTGAAAATCATTTCTAAAAGACTTTTCTATTTTTTTAAGCAGATACATATATCCACCTCTCCAAGATTCTGAATGTTGTTCTTGGTTGCAATAACCAGCATTTAATTTCTTAATTTCTTCTTTTGATAAATCGATAAATTCATTTTGTTGCATAATATTTATTTTAAATTGTTAATTTCTAGTTTGTAAAAGCACTACTGCTAACACACGTTTGCAAATATGGCTTTGGTTGTTTTTTCCTTCGAAAAAAACGCTGTTAACTTCAATCTTGGTTTTGTATCTGTAATGTTTCTCACTTATTCACGCCACATCTGCAAGCGTGGGAACGTTATCTACAATAATTTTTCAAGCCATCGCTTTTCCATTATTGCGCATATTTTATTTCTGTATTATTAAAAGGAAATATTTTGTTTTGAAGTTGATGAACAGTTGAAACTAAACCAATTCCGCCTAAATGCTTTCCGCTTTCACTATCAACTAAAGCAATATGATAAGTTGATTTTTTTCCTGTTTCTGAAACCATATAAGTATAACAACCATCTTCTAAATGGAAGAAAGTATTTATTTCACCAACACGCATTTCAAAGCCCATTTTTTGTAAAACTTTATTATTTAAAGGAAATTCAATCGCTTGCCATTCATCTTCAAATTGTCCTGAAAAATATATTGTATCTTTTGTTAAACCTTCAACTTCTATAACTTGTTTAGTTTTTGTTTCAATGAATTGGTTTCCAATTCTTAATGTTTTTGTATTTATTTTCATAATCTAAATTTTATGTGTTATTGGCTTACGCCATTTTTGCCATCGCTTTTGAAAAAATTACTGTAGATAACACGGTATTGCAAAAATGCGGGTATGAATATCTTCGATATTCATTTCCCTATTTTTACAACTTTGGGAATTGTTGATAGTTTCGGATTTCTAAGCCCGCACTTCTGCAATACTTTACGTTATATTTCTTCAATAACTGATTTAACAGCTTCTTTTATGTTTGGGTGCTTTATAAAAAGACTTTCGAGCATTCCTGAAATATCTGCTGCATTACCACCTACATATTGCGAACACAAATCGTCTTTGCCTGCTACTAAAAAATAAGAGTATTTGTGTTTGTGCATAAATTCTATTACTGGTACCAGTAATGTTAAAAACTCATCATGAGTTGTTTCTGTTATATCTTCTATTTCCATTTTTAATGATTTTTACGGGTTGTTTGTTTATTTTTTATGATTATGCTGCGTATAGTGAAAAACACACCAAATACGAATACTGTTATTAAAATGTCTAAAATCATATTCTTAAATTTTAATCGTTATCTATTTCTTCAAAATCTACCGGTAGGTAAATGCTACCTTGCATAAACAACTGGTTAAACTCGTTGGTGTTTATGTTTTCGTGAACAAAATAGGGCCGTGGATCGAATTTATTTTTTAATAAACTATACATAAAATATACACACCCATCGGTTCGCAACGTTGGAATATCTTCTTTGGTTGCTTGTTTAAGTGTAAATGCTACTTTCATATATCAAAATTTAAAAAGGTAAATCATCTTCTTTTTGGGGTGGCATTGGGTTGCCGTTTGCGTCTTCATCGTCATTTGGTGTATTGTCTGTAAATCGGTCAAGATTTAAAATTCCACCCTGCATCATAGCATCGTAATCAAAAACTATGGCACTGGTAGAAATCTTGCCGAAACGTTCGCTACCCACAACGCCTAAAAAGTATTTTTTGCTTTTAAAATAGTTGCGCAATGTGCTTTCGCTTATCACTTCGGCACCGGCACGCATAGAAACTTCTTTGTGGTATAATTGGTGCACGGCGTTTAAGCGCAAAAACAACAATCGGCGACGGTCGTGGTTTGTCCAGATATTATCGGCTTCGCCTTTGCGCGTTTGCAGTTTCACGGTTGCTTTTGGATCTATTTTAAAATGTTCGCCTTCTTTAATGTAACTACGATCCAATAAAAATTCCATAATGCGCCAAAAATCTGCCAACCCTTCACTTTCTACAATTAAATCGGATGATTCTAAAATTTGGTTTTTAAAGTTTTTGTAAGCATCATCATAGGTAAAAGGAAAAGGCAGGCGGTTTTCTAACAACTTAATAGGTGCAAGCATTGCCACATAGTTCTGCATCATGCGTTCCTGGTATTCTTTACCCTTTAAATCTTTTTTCAGGGTTGATGTAATTTCCCCATAGACCTTATAAATGTTTTGGGCAACGTATTCTCTATGTTCTAAAATATCAATAAGCATACTGCTTAACCCTTTTTCTTCCCATTCTTTCAGCAGGTTGTAATTGCGCACTTCTTCATCAGTAAAAGGTTCTTGGTTTTTAATGAAATGCGCCAATAACGAGCGTGATGTTAACGAATTATCGTCGCGGCTGCTTAAATATTGCGATAGAATAATTAGTGAACTATTTACCTTTGTTGTACTTGTACGGTTGTCGCCTGTTGCTTTACCCATTTCACGCCCACGACCGTCGAACGCACCTTTTAATGATTGAAAAATCTTGTCGTCAACGCCATCGGTATATTCTTCAAGCATTGTAGGTGCGTTATTCAGCCTTGCTAAACGGCGGTAAAAAGCAACAGGCGTACCGCTGTTTAAATCGAATGGTTCTTGCTTGTAAGTAAACAACGCAACCAAACTTTCACCAAATTTTGATTTTCCAGAACCTTTTTCACCAGTAAGGAACAAGTGCGGAAAATATTGCCAACGTTTTAAATAAATATCACGGAAAAAAGTTGCTATTAAAAACGATATTCCCAATATGGCTTTATCGCCATACACTAACATTAATTGCTTCATCCAAGTTTCTAACGATACCGGACTTTTTTTATAGATCATATAACGATCATTTTCATACGGATCATCGTCATCACGGTTGTGTTTGTTCAATTCTGAAAAAGCAGGTGAATAGAAATATTTTGCTTTTTCAAAATATTCGCTTTCTTCTTCGTTTTCCTGATCGCTAAAATCCAACTCAACCAAACCGTATTGGTTTACGCGCTTTACGGTGCCGTTATGCCAAACGCAATCGGCATAAGCGAAAAAGTTTTCTTTGTTTTGCCAGCAAAGCGTTGTAAGTTCATAAGCTGTAAAAAATTCAGAAAGCGTGCGGTTTGCCAACAGTTTAAAATGTGTGGTTGATGCACTTTCGTTAAAAACAAAAAACGATTCGTTTATTAATTTGGTTTCAAAGCGTGCTTTCTGTATAAAATCTTCACTATCAAATTCAATAATTTTTTTAGTGTTGTTTTCGTTGATTACTTCGCACACACGTTTGTTGTTTTTTTGTCCGTAAACATGGAAAAGCGGCATAATGCGGAAATTTGTTCCTTTAAAAAAACCTTCTTTGCCACGGAAATAATGCGAATTACCAACGGTGCAAAACCTATGTTGTAAAAACTCTTGATAATCTGCACCTTTAGGCAGGTTTAAATCTTTTAAATCATCATCGGTTAATTTTACTTTAGCTTCAGCTTCGGCTTCTTTCTGGCGTTGGATGTCTTCTACATAACCGCGCATTTCTTTTTCGGAAACCTTAAAAACCTTTGCTACCTGTTTGGTGTAATCTTTCTTTGCATAATCATCTTTAATGCAAAAAAGCATTTGCGCTGCAATTTTTAAAGCTTCGCTAATTTCGTAAGGATCATTTGCCGCTTTGTTTTTTAATTTGTTGGCTTTCCATAAAACAGCATCGATACTTTTTTCATCGATATAACTTTTAAGATCGTTTTGGCGTGCGTAACTGTCGGGATCTTCGCCTTCCGGCAATAAGCAAACTAACACACGCAAACCAGCCTGTAGTAAAACATCAACATCTTTTATAGCAGCTTTGGTACCGGCTTTGTCGTTTCCTTTTTCGTCAACACCATCGTTGTCACGGCAAATAATAACCGTGCGTGCATAGCGGCTTAATAAAATGGCTTGTTTGTGGTGCAAGGCAGTTCCGCAGGTTGCAACGGCATTTTCAACACCATGTTGATGGGCTGCAATAACATCGGTGTAACCTTCCATTAATACCGCAGTATTGGTTTTTGCAATAACGTTTTTTGCCTGGTACAAACCGTAAACTGTTGAAATTTTAGAATAAACATCGGTTTCTTTACTATTGATGTATTTTGGTGAATTTTCTACGGTACCCGATTGGCGACCACCAAAACCAACCACTTCGCCTTTTACGTTATGAATTGGGAAAACCAAACGATCATTAAAAAAATCGAAGTTGCGTCCTTCTTTAGCCGATATTAAACCTGTTGAAACACCTTCGTTATACAGTGCCTTTTCGGTTAATGCAGCCGTTACCAAACGGTTACCCGGTGCGTATCCAATACCAAAATTTAAAATACTTTCTTGGTTAAACATGCGCGCTTTAATCATTACCTGTGCCCAATGATCAGCAGGTAATGTTTGCAGTTGCTTTTTATATTCTTTGGCAACATTTTGCAACACCATTAACTGTTTTTCGCGTGCGTTACGTTTTAGCTGTTGTTGTTCAGATACTTCTTCGTGTTCAATGATAATACCGCAAATGTTGGCTATTTTTTCAACAGCTTCTATAAATGTGCAGTTTTCACGGATCATAACGAATTTAATACCATCGCCCATTTGGTTGCTAGAATAGCACACCCAATTGTTCTTTACCGGATTTACCGTAAAAGATGCCGTTTTATCTTCACTAAAAGGCGATCGGCAACTAAAAATGCTACCCGCTTTTTTAAGTTCGCAGTACGCACCAATAACTTTAACTATATCGGCTTCGCGTACATTATCTATTGTGGTTTCTTTGATCATTACCAATGTTTTTTAAGAATAGACTTGTTGCTAAAAAGCAACCCTAATCTGAATAGTATGTTTTTCATCTTATTTTTTAAAAGTGTTCACTAAAAACAACATCGCTTCAACAGTATATATATCTTGTTTTACGCTATTGTATAGTTGCTGATGCTTTTTAATAGTTTCATTGTATGCGTAGTGCAAATCGTTATGAAAAATATCGCCCATAATTTCCTGCTGTTTTTTTGCTCTGGATAAATCATTTGTGTGCTGTTGTAAACTATCGCGTAAATCGGACAACATTCCGTAAAGCACAGTAGGTTGGTTGCATAAATGACAAATCGCCAAAACATCTAATATATCTTCATTGCATTTTTGGTTAGCAAATGCAGCAATAGTTTCCGTACAGGTGGTGCGCAATAAACTGGTGTAATTTGTAAAATGTATAAAAGCATCGTCTAACCTTTTTATAAGTTCTTTTTTTGTAAATGTTAAAACAAACATTTTAAAAGCTTCTTTTGGAGTAGTTTCTTTAAGTAACGTTTTCATAATTATATGGTTATTAAGTTTAATTTAATGGCTTTACTTATAACACCGGCTTTACTTTGAACTTTCATTTTTCGCATAAGGTTGTTTTTATGAGTGTCAAGCGTACTGTGGCTTATCTGCAAAAAGGCGGCAATCTGCTTATCCGGGTAATCTGTTGCCATAAATTGAACAACTTGCAGTTCTCGTGCAGTCAAATAATTACCGTTAACATTAACCTTTTTGCTTTTCCATTTAGCACACATACAACATGGTGTGCATGCTGTTGTTTCCACGTTGCCAATGGTGCCGTTTGCATATATATCGGTTTGGTTGTCTGCTGCACCAAAACAATGAAAAACAAATTCTTCTAATGCGGCACTTAACGGAAGGTTGCCCAGATCACGCATTGCAACATCGTCGTTTAAAAACATTTCCAATAAATTGTCTTTAGCAACGTCATTAAGTTGGTTAAATGGTTTTGTTTGTCCGTTTTGTATAAAGAAAACCTTGCGGTGTTTTCTTTCTCCAAATAATTCAATTTTTTTGTCGCCTGGTATAATACCACTTATTAAATTTTGTGTAACTTGCTCCATGATTTTAGGATTTAGAGTTTTATACTTTAATTCTTATTTAGCCAAGGTGCCCGCCTTGGCTTTTTTTGTTAACATCACTAACAAAAACAATATTTTTTTATGATTTTGAAAGCTTGTTTATTGTTTTCGATAATTTTCTTTTCTGTAATTTATAATCATCAATAATGATATTAATTATATCGATATTGATAATTCTTCCACTAAATACTTGATTAATATAATTAGCGGTAATGTTCTCTCCTTTAGAATTGAGAATACCCTTTTCTTTTAGTTTTACAGCTAAATCAGTAGCATAGCCATAACCTAGTACCTTTTTAGCTTCTTTTAATTTGTCTTTATTTATCATAGAAATCTACTATTTTATTGTAACTACCGTTTTTGTACCTTTATTTTTTTATAAAAATGTATAAACGTGTATAAATGTGTATGCAATATTATAACAAAAAATATAATAAACAAACAAAAACGATAAAATAATTATCGAAAAATATAATTTGATGGATACGTTAGGAAAAAGATTAAAGTTCTATTTAGAAAAAGTGAACGTTAGTGCAGGTCAATTTTCAGAGAAAACCGGCATACCAGAACCGTCTGTTTACCGTGCTTTTAAAAGTAATGGATTAAACAGCACAACTTTAGCACATATAATTGAAAACTACCCAGAATTAAATATCACTTGGCTTATAACTGGGAATGGAAATTATAGAAATGAAGATTCATATTGCAGTACCGCAGAAGAGGAAAGAGAGCCATATTTAACCAAAAATGATGCAGAACTTAAAACAAAAGTTCGCAGTATTTTAACAAACGACGTTGTACTGGATGTACTCGTTGAAATATTGAAAAGATATGAAAAGTAGTGCAACGCTAAGTATAGCAGATGAAGATAGTGAGATGATAAAAAAGTTACTAGAAATTATAAAAACATCCCAATCACTACCCAATAAAAAATAATTATTAACAAAAACAAGCCTTAACGGAGTTTTAAGGAGTCCCTCCAGAGGCTCACACATTTCTTTTAACAGTTTAGGCTTTGCCTAAACTGTTTGTTTTTCAAAGGTTTAGGCTTTTCCTTTTAAAAAAAATATGTCAGCAAACTCCTCAAAAAGTAATAATAGGTTCCCAAAAAACTACCCAACAATTATAACGCAAGGCAAGCTAACGTCAAAAATTGTGATGAAAAATGATTTTGTAAAAAAGGATGGAAGTTCTCCTTTATACTTGCAGATCTTTTTAAATGGGAAGCGTAAACGCATTAATTTAGATATATACGTCCCAAAACAAGCTTTTGATCCAGAAAAAATGCGAGTACGAAAGTCTTTTTTGGGAAGTAAAGATTTAAACCTGGTGATTGAAAAAACCTTGGCAATGGTAAATAATATAGAGGTTTACCATAGATTGACAAACTCTTATCTAACGGTCGAAATAATTGCTAAAGAATTAAAAAACCCCGCATCAAGACTGGATTTACTTGCTTTTATGGAAGAACAGATTGAGCTGGACAGAAAACATCTTTCAGAATCAACCATCAATTCGGCAAATAATGTGCTTAATAAAATACGAACCTTTAGAAACCCTATTTTATTTAAAGATTTAAGTGTTGAATTTATTAAAGATTTACTGGCTTTCTTAATGAAAGAACACGGTAACTCAGAAAACACATTATTTAATGTAACAAAGTATTTAAGAAAGTATGTTAAACGTGCTGATAAAATGGGAATCACCATTCCAATCGAGTACAATGATATTCCTCATAGAAAAGTAAAATCCGAAATTGAATTTTTAACTAAAGAAGAAGTTAACAAGCTTTGGGAGTTTTATAAAAACCAGTTTGTGCCTGAAATTTATAAAATAGTTTTAGCAAAGTTTATTTTCTCACTATTTACAGGATTACGAATATCTGATATCATGGAATTGAACGAAACAAATTTTGTTGATGATTACCTTGTGAAATTTATATCGCGCAAATCAAAAAAACTTCAAAAGATAAAACTTAACGAAAGTGCAAAAATTATATTAAAAGAAGGGTTTCTTTTTCGTGGGGATATTACAACGCAGGCGATCAATAGAAAACTAAAAGAAATAGCCGAAATGTGCGAAATACCAAAAAAAATACACTTTCACATGGCAAGGCATTCGTTTGCTACTAACTTTCTAAAATTAGGCGGTAGGATAGAGGTGTTGCAACAATTATTGGCGCACAGTTCTATTCGCGATACTATGAACTATATTCACGTGGTTCAGGAAGATCTAAACAGCGAGATTTTTTTACTTGACGATATTTTTAAAAGAGATATAAACATTGAAAACATTTTATCTTTAGATGAAGAAACCGACAATTAAGTCGGTTTTTTTATGCTAATACATCATCAATAACAATTCAAACTTGGTTTGATAACTGCCGTTAGGAGTTTCTTTATAACTCATTGTATTCACGTAATATCGTTTATTGTCAATGAAGATAAAATCTAATGCGGTTATATCTCTAACCTGTTTTTTAGACAAAAATGCATCGGGACTATAAATAACACTGGTTAAATAATTTGTAAATGAAAGTTGATGATTTTTATTATAAATATTTTCTAACGATAAATTAAAACCGGCATATTCAGCCACCGGATAAGTTGTTGATGTTTTTTCATGATCGTAAATCAATAAACCTACACCACCTTTATCTTCAATTTCTTCGGTCATTGTTAAACCATTTTTTGTAGTTGGCAGAAACTTAAATTTAGAAGCTACTTCTTTGGTATGTTCGCCAACAACATTTTTACCGATATTAATTGTGTCTTTTGTTACAAAAACATTATCATCTTCGTCATTATCATATTTCAACATTAAAGAATCAAATTCTACGGTTTCTGGATTGTTGATTGCAATAGAATCTATTTCAACACCAGATTTATCAACAAATTTTGAATTAAAATAATCTAACGAAATTGTTTTGTCGTGATCATTGGTTGTAATCTTTAAATTAAAAAGTTTCTTCATTTCGTTTATGTAGTCGATAAACGACCAATCCGGCACAAAACGCTGTAAATTAATAATCGGGTGCGTTATATAGCCTTTCTTTTCGGCTACTTCGTAAATTCTAATATAACTTACTTCAAAAGGCTCAACTGTAATTGTAGAAAACCTTTGAAATAAAACAGTGACATCACCCATTGAACCACCATTAGATTGCGTTACAAACTGCGCAGTTACAGTCTGTAGTTCGTTGTAAGGAATATCTTCAAAAATATCAACTACATTATTACCAGCAATTCCATTTGTTCCAATTTTAGCTGAAATGGGCACGTTATGTGTTTTTTTAAGCTGCATTTCTATTTCGTATCGCTTACCAATTGGTAACTGAAATAGAATACTTTTAATATTAAAATTAATAAATGCTATCTCCCAACCACCATTGAGATATGGAATAGTCATTTCTAAATTACGAAGATCGATTGTTGTTAAATTGTTTTTTTCGGTATAAAAAAGCAATCTGCGAACAAATGAATTGGTGTAAAAATCGCCTTTAACGGTGTATCCTAAACTTTCGGCTGCTTGTTTTAATGGTGCCAGCAAATAAACCATAGGTGTATTTACGGTTTGATGTACATATTGCACCCCCGACACTATGTAATAGCTGTTAGACCACATATATTTTACACCTTCATCGTAAAATGTGTTATTAATCACACCGCGATAAAAAAACCAGTCATCACCTTCCTTTATTTCACTACCGTATTTATCCGGATAACGAACTGCTGGCAAATTAAAAAGCGTGTTTGGAAAACCTTGAGTTAAAATTGTAGGTCCGTAGGTTTCCCATGTATTCATAAAACCAGATTCAATTAATGTGGTTCTGGTTTCTTCGTACCCATATAAAGGCTGTATTGGTCCCGATATTGTTGAAATACGTTCCGGTAAAAATTCGCCTATTTTTTTATCCTTTAATTTATAGATAGGTGAAAAGAACCGAAGGTTACATTTACGGTAATTGTTCAAATAAGATAAAACCTGTAATTCGCCCTCAAAATTACCTTCGGGTGTTACAACAACAACATCATGAAAAGTATTACGGTTTACAGAAGTTTCGTTTCTACTACCAAGTGCCTGCCGGGTGTTTTCGTTTTCAACAATCATAAACGGGTAGCTGTTTGCCTGAATTCTGAAGTCGTTGTCTAAAAACTTATTTTCACGGTTAATTGTAAGCGATTCTTTTACAACCTCAATTTGAATTCCGTTTTTTAAAATCGTAATCATTAGTTTTTAATTTTTGGATATTTATTATATTCAAACAGCAAAACACTGCTTTTTAAAAAGTCGTTATCACTTATAGTTGTAATGTTTTTGGTTGTTGCAATACATTCAACAAACTTATTGTTGATCTTTATAAAAGTTGAAAGTGATTGTGTTATTTGTTCAACAATAGGCAATTCACTTTCTGTAAGGTAACCGGTATCAACACTAACAGAAACATCGGTTTGAATTTCAGCAAGTTTGTAATTATTAAAAGCATTTTGGTATTTAAAATAGGTTAAATCATCTTTATTAACCTGCTTACCAAACAAATTGGCAACAATAGGGAAACCAAATTCATTATAGAACAACACCTGTTTTGGCTCAAAAAAAGTATTTTTTAAAACCCTGAATTTTTTAGATATCCTGTTTGCACCAACCCTAACTTCTAATAACAATACATCTGCGTTTGTAGTATTCACAAAATCCAGATTAATTATAAAACTGTTGCTTTCGGTTTCATTGGCAAAGGTATTTTCATAGATGAAATTGTAATTTTCATCCATTAAAGTTATCCGGATATCATCTGTTGTGTTTTCACTAAAAAACGGAAGCACAATTTTACTTTCATTGCCAATAACAAAAATGCTTGGCTTTACACCAATAAAATCAAAACTACTGTTTGTGTAATTATCGATAGTTGGATATGTACAATAAAGTAATTTGTAATTCAATGTTTCGGTTAATGTGGTTGTTGTGTAATGCTTATAAAGTTCTATTTTTAAATCGTAAATCATATCACATACCTGCAAAACATCTTCTGTAAGTTTATGCAGGGTTATATACTTCAACAATATTTTTTCAAAAGTAAAGATCACTTTAGAAGTTGTGAACTTTGGCAGAATTACTTCATCAAACAAAATATTGTTAATATAAATCTTTGCAGAATAAAAGTTAAACGCAGTAAGATCTTCAACAATTATTTCGGTAATGTTGGCATCGTTTAAAACACGGTTTTGGGTTGGGGCTATTATTGTAGGCATATTATTCTGAAATTATTGCGTTTGTTTTTGTTTGTTGTAATTCTTTTTGAAGTTTTTCCATTTTTTCAACTTCTTCATATCCAAAGAAGCTTTTAGCAACAATACCGTTTTCTAAATTTCCGTTTAATTGCATTACAGCACCTGCCAATAATGAAAACACTGGATTATCAAAAAACGGATTAGATGTTGAACCTGCAACACCGTTTAACTGCATTTGGCGTTCATTGTCTAACCAATCAATAATAGGCGCATAGCGTGGGCTTTGTGTCATAAAAGCAGGACTAACCCATTCATTAGCGTGAACCATACCCGTAAACCTTCCGTATTCATCGCCACCCATTCCGCCAGCTTCATTGCCTGTATAACCACCATAATAATGCGTTGGCATTTTCTGTAATGGTGTACTGCTAATTTTCTGAACATTTTTAATACCCGATACAACAGCCAATGCAGCCGCAGCCGCACCCAATGCAGGACCAACAATTGGAATACCGGAAAGCGAGTTAAAAGCATTGGTTGCTGATTGATAGGTTGTAATTACCGTTTCGGCAATTTTGGTAGCTTTCCATGCGCCCGAACCTTCGTTAAAAGCTTCGGCAGCACTGTTTAATGCTCCTTTTACGGAATTTAGTTTTTGTTCTTCAGTAAGTTCAGTCCATTTAACTTGGTCGCTTTTTAAACGCTCCTCAGCTTTTGCAGAATCACGTTGCATTTTTTGTTTTCGAATTTCGAAACCTTCATTAATTGCAGCAATTTCTTCGGTACTTGCACCATTGATACGTGCTTTTTCTAAAACTTTATTACGTTCAATTTCAAGTTCCATATCGGCAATTTCCTGCTGTTTTTGTAACATGAATAACGCACGTTCTTCAAAATTGGTAATTTTTTCGGCTTCTAATTCAGCTTCGGCTTCGGCTTTTGCAATTGCATTTTCTTGCTCCAATTCATCGGCACGCAGTAACGATTCTGCTCTATTGTTTGCACGTAATGCTTCTAAATCGGCATCGCGTGTAGCTTCAATTTCTTTTAACTTATCTGTTAACGCTTGTGCTTTGGCTACACGTTCCGTAGTATCTTCAACATTAACTGCATTAAGCGCATTAATATTTTCTTGTGCTTTGGCAATTTCATTGGCATATTTATCACGAATTACTTGTTCTTCACGGGCAATACCTTGTAATTTTTGTTGTTCGCGTTGTTGCCTTGCATTTTCAACTAAATCAGTAATATCTTTTTCGCCTTTTGCCCAAAGTTTTAAAATTTCTTCTTGTTTACGCTTTTCTGCCTCTTCTAAAATTTTGCGGTCGCGTTCTGCTTTTTCTGCGGCTTTTTTATCGCCACCTTTTCCTGTACCGCCTTTACCGCCACCTTTTGTATCATCGTTTAAAAAAGAATCGCTACCAAAACCGTTGATTGTACCGGTGTTGTAATTGTTTTGAATTTCTTTACCGGCATTATTTAAAATTTTCTTAACCGTTTCTTTACCTGCGGTGATGATATTACCAACGTTGTTAAAATGTTTTTTAAAAGCATCGGCAGCACCACTAAAATCTAAATCAAAAGCTTTTTTACCAACTTCGCTAAAACCTAAAAAGGCTTTGCCTGTTAAATGTAAAGTAGCTATAATGGTAGCCACACTGCCGTTAAATGCACCTGCTAAAATTGTTAGGTTATGGAAACCACGAACCATTTTTGCCAACCAGTTTAAAACCCAAGCTTTTGTGTCGGCAATAAGCGTTTCAAAACCACCGCCTGTGGTATTAAACAAATTTGAAATTTGTATGTCTAGTTCTTCGGTTGCTTTTATTACCCGTAGTTGTGCAGATTCAACATCAGTTAATTTTCGGTCGGTATTTTCTAAACCGTCATTAATTGCTTTAATAACCGCTTCAAATCCGCCCGCATCTTCGCCCATTGATCCAAAGACATCGGCAACCAATTGTTGTTTTTGCTGAAAGTTCAACCCAACTTTATCGGCTTCCTTCATTATCAGATTTAAAGCTTCTTTGGTTGATATAGTACCCGTTTTAATACCATTTGCCAATTGATTGGTGAAACCAGATCCAAAAGCAGCGGTTAATGCATCGCTTGCCGATTTGGTCATTTCTTTTAAACGGATATCCATTTCCTTAACCGTATCAACCAATTTATCTTTATAAGTGCCCGACTTTGCACCTTCTTCTAAAATGGAAAAGAATTCTTGCGCCGTGTAACCTGCATTTTCAAAATGCACAACATATTCGCTGGCATTATCAAAAAAATCATCGGCAGCTTTACCACCACGAACGTAACCCGTTTCTACCAATTCCAACGCTTCTAAATAATCAATTTTATAAGCTTTAGCCACGGCATTAACCGTATTGGCAACTTTTTTTAAATCTTCTTCGGCAATACTGGCAAAGGCACGTGTTTTTACTGTGGCTTCATTCAAAGCTTCGCCTGTTAAACTGGTAAATTGTTGTATTAACCGTGTAGATTTTTCCATTTCAACATTATAATCGTACCAGTATTTGGTAGCGATAACAATTCCCGTTAACACCGTAATTGCCGCACCAATTGGTGTAGAAATAAATGCCAATCCTTGTTTTGTAACATTACCAATTCCGTTACTCAATAATTGAAATTCTTCATACAATCCTTGAATATCACCGCTGGTGAGCGCCCCCATAAAGTTTTGGAAAGAAAACGTACCGGAATCAATATCCTTCGTACTTTCTTTTAAAGCTTTACTTGTTCCGTAGATTTCTTCACGGAATTCTTTTTGTTTGGCTTTAAGCTCGGTTATGCGTGCATTGTGAACTTTTAACTGTTCGGTATAATCGGCATCGTTTTTATTTAGGTTGCGTAAATCACGGTTGGTTTCGCGTAAAGCTTTCGTTATGCCAGCCATACTATTAACTACTTCCTTGCCGTTAATGTTGATGTTTATATTGCGTACTACTTCTTTTGCCATTGCCTAACCTTTAAATTGAACGGTAACTTCATCGGCACGAAATTCACTGATTGATTGCGCCAAAAATTCAACAACATTACTTGTTTCAATAGCATCATTTACGGCATCTGTTGGTTTTAACCGCATGTTTATACCGTTTTTCTTTACACCTTCAAAGCCGTAATTTTGAACATATAAATGTTTAGGACCAACAACGCTTAAGCGTACCATTTGCCCTTTATTAAAGCGTGATTTTACTTTTGTGTTTAAACGCATACCGCCTGTATTGCCGGTAGGATCAAATAATCGGTTGATATTGTGGTTTACGGCATTTTGCAATTTGTTAACTGCCTGCTGTGCAATTTGTTTTTCGTTCATTCCCAATGAATTTTATACGAAGTTAGGTTTGGCAAATAGGGTAAAAAAGGACATGAAAAAACCACCCTACTGGGTGGTTTAATATTAAATATTTAAAAGTGTATAAAATTCAGCTTCGTATATAATGGGTATGTTCAATTCATTAGCTTTTTTTACCTTAGATGGACCAGGAGCAGAACCACAAATAAGAAAATCAAGTTTAGAAGTAACACCTGATTTTACTGTACAACCTAATTTATTCAATAATGGTATAAAATTATCTCGAATACCAAATTTTTCAAAATCGCCAGTCAATAAAACATTTTTATCATAAAGTTTGTGTGTCTTGTCTTCCACATTTTGATAATCAACAAAGTTTTTTGAAGTGTCTATTTTTTTTGATTGAAAAGCCATTAAATCTTCAAAATCTAAATCACTGTTTGGGTTAGGTGCCTTTCTTGGTGTTTTTGAAGCTTCTTTATAAATATTCAATAAATCATCAAAAGCTAGCTTTTTTGCAGAACCTAAATAACCTGATAAAGATTCATGTTTTTTTAGTTCTAATGCCGTATTAATAAATAAGTAGTAACCTACGCTACTAAAGTATTCAGGTGTTTCTTCTGTACCTATAATATTTTTTTTGTAGAAAATATAATTACCATCACGTTTGGCTGAATTAAAAGAACGTGTATATAATTTTTTAAAATCTTCTTCGGTTAACTGTAACCGGCTAATTACTTCATCGGTACTTAATGCCGATAAGTAAAACTTACCAAATTTGTGTTCAGAATACATGATTAAATGTTTTAGTGTTTAAACAAACATAAAAAAAACCACCCAATAGGTGGTTAAAAAAAAATAAAAAAAACGTGTCCCCTCAAAAACACTATAAGTTTATGCTTAATTTGTCTGACGGCATTTCGCCTGTATTTAAAAGAATGAGCACTTTTTTGAAAGATTTAAAAGTTTACATAAAGCTGTAACGTGCCGCAGCATCGTAATCATCGCTTAACATAATGTAAGCAAATGCACAGTCTAGTTCCTTATCGAACTGATCTAAATTTTGAAATGAAAAGAATTCTTCTTTTAAAGTTTTTAAAAACTCTAACTGTGTAGGTGTTACTTTTTTGTTTTCTGTGTTATGCATAATAAGAAAATATAAAAAAGGTGGCGGAGCTGCATAACACAGTCACCAAAGTGAAGTACATACCGGGCATTACTGCTACCGGACTCCGCCATATATTAAACAATAAATTTTATTCTTCAGATTTTGAGTTTCTGATAACTATGTTATGCCCTACAAATGTAGTCAAAAAAAAGTATTGTGCAAGTGTATTTTATTACATATTGTTGACTAATTTAAATAAAGATACCACTTCCTTACCTTTGTTAGTTAGTTCAAATTCTTCAGAATTTTCCTCTTTAATTAGTTGTAAAGAAGTTAATTTATCAAAAATTTTTTCTGCATCAACTAAATCAAATACATCTATCTTCGATATTTTCGAATACTTTAGAACATCATTTATTTTTTCGTCAAACATTTCAAACATTTTATAAATAAATTCCTTTTCTTTTAAATTAGTGCTATTGTAAAAGTTATTTAAGCTTAAAAAATGTTTAACATAGTTAAGATTATTTGGAGTGTAATCATTACTTGAATAGGATTTAATAATTTCTTTTAAAGCATTGATATCATCCATAAGACTATTAGCATAACTTGTTTCGCCTCTTAATCTATTATTAACTTCCCTCTCAGATTCTTCTAGGTCTGAATATTTTTTTTCAAGAACAGTATATTGGGATTGTAACTTTAAAATTTCATCATCTTTATTATCAAGACTATCTTGTAAAACCTTTATTGTTTTATTATTAGATTTTATATCAATTAAAGCTTTTTCATGCTCAACATCTGCTTTTTCTTTTTCCTTAATAAGTTGGTCATTTTCATTTTTAAATTCTTTGAAAAGTAAGTTAATACCAACCTGCAAAACAGGAAAAGCAAAGGTTGATAAAAAAGATAGCAGTAATGGGATTAGAAACCTATGATGGTAATCGTTTGTGAAATTTTTGTTTATATAAGCTATCTTTTGCGAAGGAATTTCGCTTTCTAAAACAAAATAAAAAAGTACATCCCAATTGTATATAACTAGTATTATGCAGTAGGCTACCAAAATTGGTAGTTTAATTCGTTCTTTTAAATTACTTTTTATTTCGGCAATTTCTTCTTTAATAAATGACAAACCTTCTTTTTGTAGTTCTTCTTTCATAAGTTTTAAAATGTTTAAGGACTACAAATATAATTGTTTATTCTAATCTTCCCATTTATCGGGTTCAAAACAAAAGGGTTCGTGGTTTTTTAAATCGAACAATAAATTCCAACCAAACATATTATCGAAGATAGGTCCTACTTTTTCAATGCGTACACTGCCCACATCAAACAAGGTGTGCAAAAAGCTATTGGGGTTTTTGTTTTCTTTTACCAAATAGCTCACTACATCCAAGCACAAATAGTAAGTATTGTTTAAAACGGTGTTTTCTTTGTCAAAATCGTTTGGTTTTCCTGCAAAATCAATAATTAAAACACTCATATTATGTGTGTTAAAATTTGCTACTTTATTGGCGTTGGTACTTAAAGCGTTGCTTTGCGACATCATAAGCAATGCCGGGGTTTGAACACCACGGCGAAACTGTCCTTCTATTTCGTTTAGGTTGAACCGATAAAAACCGTTGATTTGTTTGTGTTTGTTTGCGATGGTTTCAATAAACTGTAAAAGTTTATGGGGATCTATTTTTCTTTCCATTTTTCCTGCATAATTATAGTGTTTGTAAATTCGTCCATAAAAGTGTGTAGTCGCGTGCTTTTGGTTTCGTTGTAGGTGCCGAATTTTTGTCCGGACATTGAAAGCACCACATCTAAAAACGATTTACTGCCGTTTGATTTTTTTTGTGCCGATACAACTTTTGGGTAAACCTTTGGATACTTTTTAATCAAATGATTTTTGCATCCGGAATAACAAAGATGCACTGCTAATAATATATGTTTTGGCAAACGTTTAAAACGTTTGGCGCGTTTGTTTTGCAAATCCCAATTGAAAACCTCGTTTTTTTTAAGGTAAAGTACCGCGGTTAAATGCTGTAGATAGTTTATATTGTTTGTTTCTAAATACTTGTTATGTAAATCATCGGCATAGCTGAAACGCTCTATTGTAAAATCAAATAAACGATCCATTGGTTTTATATAACCAACCAGATCGATAAACTTATCACGTTTAACATCTTCGTAAATAAACTTATAATGATTTTTAAGTTCGCTTAACGGCACCAATTGCATAACCGCTTTAAGTTTGTGTTTTTTAACGAAGTTATATTTATGTGCATTGTTAAGAATCAACCACACAGCCAAATCGAACAAATCGCCTTTTAGGTTTTGAGCTTTAGCAATTCTTTTTAACTGATCATCGGTTAAAAGGTTCCAGGTATCGGGAATATTTAGATCAATGGTAACATCCATAGCTTTGAAATTTATTCAAAGTTGGATTTTTTGGAAGTTGTAAAAAAGGACATAAAAAAAGCCACTCAATTACGAGTGGCTTAATAGATCATTTTCTCCTTTCTTTAAATTAAACTAAATCTTTTCAATATAAAATATCCAAAACCGCCCAACAGAACCGCTCCAACAACATACAACCAAACCGGTTCTTTTCCTTTAGAAGATGATTTTTGCTGCAGACCAGTTTCAGTTTCTTTTGACAAAGTAGCATTGATGTTACTCTGTTGAATTTCTTCACTTACAGCAACTTTATTTGTTTTACTGTCCGTTTGTTCGGTTTTGGTAACATCAGCTTTCTGTGATGATTTTTTATTGATCCTTGGGTTTGTAATTTCGGTTTTGTTTCCTGCGGTATCGGTAATTGTGATTTTATCGCTTTCAAAACTCATCCACGCTTCAAAGAATGATTTATCGGCAGTTGTTTCCGTTTTGGAAATATCTGTTTTTTCTTCAACTATTTGGTTTTTCCGAACAGTTGAATTATCGGTAACAGAAACATTTTCGGTTTCGGTCTGCTTAAAATCTGTTGTACTTTTTTTTGTTCGGCAGCCGGATAAAAACAAAACCAAAGCCATTGCTAAAAACCAATAAGCAATTGCAGTAAGTAAATTTTTATTTTTCATACTCTTTAATTTTTGTTTCCAACTCAAAAACTTTTACCAATAAAAATCGAATAACTTCATTTGATGAATGTTCATTTAGTCCGTTTATTTTATTTTCAGATAGCCACTCCAAAGATTGTTTTACAACAGGTTGATTTACTTCTATTTTTTTGATAATTTCTTCCATGATTTAAATTATTAATTTGTACATTTATAACTCATAAGTGTTTTTTTTAAGATTATGGAAAAGCATCTGTCTTTATCGGCAGGTGCTTTTCTTTTTTTTTACAAATGTTTATATTCTGTTTTGGCATCAAAAGAAGGGCAGTCTTTTGCTACGTTTGGAAAATCACGATGCCCTTGTATAACAGCAGCAGGATATTTTGCTTTTAAACCGCAAATGATTTGAAACAGCGTTCGTTTCTGCGCTTCGGTGCGGTTGTCAATTGCTTTTCCTTTATCGTCAATACCACCAATGTAGCTAACGTGTAATGATTCGCTGTTGTACCCTTTTACGCCGTTGCAAACGGTTTCATCGAGTGCCAATCGCTCATGATCGCCGTTAGGTTTTACAATGATGTGGTAGCCTGGCTGTTTCCAACCTAAATTGCGTTTCCAGTAATTTCTAATCGACTCTATTGTTGCATTTTGCTTTGTGGCTGTGCAGTGTACTGCTATGTATTTAATTATTCTCATTTTCTTTCTTTTGAGTTAATTGTTCTAAAAGTTCTTTATTGTTTTTAATCATGTTAATCAGTTCAATAGCGCTTTCATCTACCTTATGCCTAATTTTATCTTCAACTTTTTCCCGAACCGAAATAAATTCTGTGTAAATCAAAGCGAAACCGCCTGCAATTGTTAAGAAAGGAAACAAAACCCGTTGGAAGTACTCCAACAACAGCATAATAATTACATCGCCAAAAACCATAAACATTATAAAAACACCGTACCAGGTTGCTTTTTCACTTGTTTTGCGCAGTCCCCAGCTATGGGTTTTGTAAATGCCTATTTCTTTACTTTTCTTTTTGCCATAGTACAGATCAATTCCTATAGACAATAGAACCAAAATAATTACGATGATCATTATCAGTAACACATACCATATTTCTGATAAATCGCCTTGTAGTGCTTTTTTCATTTTTTTATAAGGGTTAAAACCACTCTAATTAAAGAGCGGTTTTGTTAAACTTAATAAATATTTTTTCCTAAGTCGGTAAATAACTTATTACAAGCTATAATATAATCATTCATTGAATTTTGAGGAATATTACCATCGTTTATAATAAACAATCTTAACCTACCAACATAACCATTTGAATTATTGTTAACAGAATCGTTTATACAGCCTAGATAATAATTTAAATCTTCTGATATTGGGATAGTTGTTACATTAGAAGAACTATCTAATACTTTCTCGGTATTATTATACATTTGCCTGCTTATTGTAATATTATTATTCAATAATGTCCTTGTGCTGTAGTTATAAGCTTGACTCGTTAAAAATCCACCTGAATTATTAGAAGATTCTAAATAATTAGAAATAAAAGTTCCTCCTGCTAAAACTATACTATTACTTATTTCTTTAGACGCAGATTTTATCCCGAATATTTTGGAAGTATAAGACAAAGGAGTACCGTGAAGTCTACCAAAGCAAGTTATTCCTATCCCTTGCTTTCCTGTTATGTCCGAGTTTTTTAAACCTAAATCAAAACCAAATGAATTATTTTGTTTTTCTGTGGCTATATTTATTCCTAAATTATTTTCAATTTGAGAATTGCTTATTCCGCCTAACAAAGGCATTTCAACAGTATTTAACCCTTTATATTTTACAGACATAGCATTGATGCTATTACCTATAAAAGGCACAAATTCTATAATATTATCCCAAATACCTATACCTCTTAATGTATTTTCAAACTCATTTAATGAATTAAATTGGTTTAATGTTAAGTTATATCCTTTAGAGTTTTGATTTAAAATAAAATCATTCAGAGATTTTGTTGCAACTCCATATTCTGTAAGGTATTTATTTAACTTACTATTATTTACCTCTACGTTACTTTTTAATTTGTACCCCATCTTTTTAATTATTTAATATTATTTTTAATTCCATCAATTCAACATATCCAATAACAGACTCTGGATTATATATTAAAAAACTTATCTCATTTTCGTTATCTGTATGTTGTTCAACAATAGATGCTCTATAACTTTTTATTCGTGAAATTGGTTGTTCAAAAGTTGTAAAATTCCAACCGTCATAAGAATATGATAAATATAATTTATCTGCATAATCACTATTTAATAACCCGCACGCCATGGTCATAAAATAAATACCTTTTGCTTTCACAGCGTCAATATGCCATATATCATAATTACTTCCGTAAGGTCTGTTTGTGAAATTCACAACCGTATCTTGACTATATCCGTTTATGTTTTTTAAATCAAAACCACTTCTTCTATGTACTATGTAATTTGTTTGATTTTGACCTACATAAGGATTTAATGTAGTGTTTTTAACAACATCATACACATTGATTAAATTTCCGTTGTAAAAAAAAGAAGGCGACATAATTCCGCTTTCAGCATCTATACCATAATTTTCATCTGATGTAGAATACATATATTGTCTACCTCCCCAGTTCACACCATCTTTTGACTTCTTATATACAACAACCCTACGAATAGCATCTCCAGTTTTTCCAACATAAGAAGCAGGCATAAAATTACCTCTGTATATACAATATAAGTAACCATCATTACCTAATATTAAATCTGTATCGCTCCAATAACTAGGGGCTGTAGAAGGTAAATCTATTGGGTTGATTATTCCGCTAGGTTGATACCAATTAATACCATCGTTGCTACAGAAGATAGTAGGATTTTCATAAGAAGCTGGGTCTGTTTGTAAGGAAATCGGACCGAAAGTAGGTGTTATAGCCATCCAATATTTGAATCCATTCCAACCATTTTTAATATACAGTACTTTAGGGTGCGTCATTCCACTATTTACCAAAGGAACATCTACACCCCTGCCTTTAGCGATAGTTTCTAATATTAATTTATCTTTTATAACTTTAGGCGAAGTGATTATTATTTTTTGATTTGAGTTTATTTTTTTTTGATAAACATCTTCATTATTACTATTAACACCTTTGATTATAACATTATTTTCATTTGTAATTCCATAAAAATCAACATTTATTTTATCAATAAATAAATTCTCTTCTTTAAATTCTTTAGTTGGAACCGCATAAAACTCTCCTTTTTGATCAAAAAAACCTAGTAACAAGTTTCTTTTGTCTGTAAAAACATGAGCATATTCATTATCATCTATATTGTAATTATAAACCTCGCCACCACTAACAGCTTGTGTATTTCCATCTTCTATAACGCCGTCGGGCTTTATCCTTAAATCCATTCCGTTTCCTTCGGTAGGAAATGAAGTACCATTATAGACATAAGTCAAACCATCAGCAATTACGCCATAAGCATCATTGACTTGTGGATTTTCAATTGTTGCTAAATCGGCATAAGTAGCTACATTCCCTTTTTGATTAAAACCAGTAATTTTTTCTACCTGGTTAATTTTATCATCAATTTTATTCATCTGCGTAGCAGCTTCTTGGATATACTCAACAAACTGCCCTTCGGTAACGTGATTTTCCGGCATATTTTAAAAGTTTAAAAGGTGTTTTAAATAGTTGGCAAAATTTATTTGCGAATCGGGTTCGTGTTTTGGTTTGGTTGTATCATTTACTGTTTGTACGGTTCCTGTTAATCCCATAATTAAAGTCCTACAATTGATTTTGTTATTATTGGTTTATAACCTGCTGATGTTTTTTCTATTATCGGCTTACCGTTGCACTGGGTAAATGCTGCAGGATTTTCTTTAATGTATTCCACAGCCATTTTTAAATATTGATCGGCATTGGCGTTTAAATTATCGATCTTATTTTTCAACTGCTCATTCATTTGAACGGCAATGTTTTGTTCGTAAGGCAATGCATCAAACTTCATTTTAATGCCTGTGCTTGTAATTTCAAAAACACCTTCGGCACATACTTTTGCTACTGTAGCATTAACAACTGCTTTAGCCAATAAAGTTTTTAAATGCTTATCATCAGCAGATAAGTTGCCTGTTTTTAAATGTGTGAGTAGTTCGTTACAAAATGTTATACCTAACAGTTTATCTTCAACTAACTGAATGCTTGGCTGCAATGCCAGATAAGTTTGGCGGCTGTTGTGAATATTATAACCTGATTGAAATGCCGATGTACTGTTTACTATGTACTGATTGTATATTGTTGAATAGTTTTCGTGCCAATCTGGAAAAGCTTCGGGATTAGCTTCTAAAACTTCTAACAATTCATCCATAGCAGAATGCGCAGATCGAAGCAATTCCCTACGGATATCATTCATTTGAAAAGTGGTAATGTTGCTACGGTTATCGCTTGTAACATTCGCCATACCCGAAGCATCCATCGTAATTGAATTAAATGGCGTAAAAAGATAATAAGCAAAGTTTGCAGCTGCTGTATATACCAAATCTGTTACCTGATCTTTTAAATCGGTATCAATTTCCAACGCATCAACCTTTTCGTAAAGATTACCTACATACTTTTTTAAAAATTCCCGATCGGCTTTTTTTAAGTACGGTGTGAATTCATCAATCTCAAAATTTTGTGAAACTGATATGTACTGCTTTAATATTTCTACTGTATTAATCATTTTAAATGCCGTTTTGTGTTGATGTTGGGTTTTTGTCTAAAGTGGTGATTTCGGTGTTTTCATAGGCGAATTTTATCTTAGGATTCCAGCCGTTGAAATCTTGGATAAATTCTAAAACCGATAAGGAAACATCACGATCAGAACTTTTTAAAGCCTGCATGATATTGAAAGCAACACGCTTATCTGATCCTGAACCTGCGCCCAATTTACCGCCAGGAATACCCGCACCAATTACCGAAGGATCGACACCCATGGCAAACAACACTTCACTGTTTGCAGCTTCGGCTTCGGGCAGGTAGCTTCCGTCTTTAAACTTATCATCGATTGGTGTAATTTTTATCGCAGATATTTGGCTGTCTTTGGCATCGGTAAACATGATCGATGAAATAGATTTGCCCGAATTTTTGTTTCCAGACAATTCGTCGGTGATTGTTTGTATAATTTCTTTACGGATAGCCAGTTTTTGTTCTAATGGATATTTATGCCATTCTTCCTGGTACGTTTTTTCAAAATAGCGTTCGTCAATTTCAATAAGATATTTAATCGACACTTGATTTTTAAAAATATTTAACTTGTATTCTGGTACCGAATTGGCAACATCTAACCACCCGCTGTTAAGTATAGAATGCCAGTCGGCTTCTGGGTAAAAACTTTCATCGGATAGGGGATAACCAAAAGGAATTACAAAGCGATCGATGTTTTTTTCGATGCAGTATTCAATAATTTCTTCTTTGGTTAGGTAAGGATTTATTAAAGGAATTTCTGAAACGTATTCATTATCGTCTACATCGATATTGCTAACATTGCCAAATTTTGATGAAACATAAATTTTATCAACAAATCCTTTATTGTTAGGTGCACCATAACGACACCATGCCGTTTTTTGTCTGCGCACAGATGCAATAGATTTTCGATCAACAGATAAAACAAATTCAGGAAAAGCAATGTTGAACCATTCCAGATCCTTAATTGTTTCCTGTAAGAACAGTTTGTATCTGATTTTTTTAAGGAAGGTTTCAATTGTAGGTTCTTCATCGATTGGAACAAATTCAACAACCTTTTTACCGGTTTCAGATTTACTATTTTTATATAAGGTTAAGCCGTTTCCATAATGCGTGCGTTCTTTTACGCGCATTGCCGAAGATGCCGAACCATTTTTGCGAACAGCTTTTGCCAACGTGGTTGGAAATTTGTCAGAATCGCCCCACTCGATATATTTTTTACCGTCTTTGCTGTTAGGTTTCGAAGTAGTATGAGAAGCTGTTGAACTATTCACACTTTTAACCATGGCAACATTTTGTTTACCGTTGGTTTTTCCTTGTATCTCTACAAATGTTATATCGCCAAATCTTTGCATTAGTATATGATAGGGTGTGAGTTTATTGTTATTATGAAATCGATCTTTATGGTTTTTACAGAACCGTCTGGAAATTCAATGTTGCGGGTGCGGTTTTTATAATGGTTAGGGCGTTTACGCTGCTTTGCTTCATCTAAAACTGTAACATTGGTTTCCTTTTTCTTTTTATCATGATTTGCTTCGGGTAATAATTTCACATTCTCATAAAAAAGAAGTTTACCGCCTTTACCGGTTTGTTCGTTGAACGTTCTGATAGTGATATCAAAAGGAGCAAATGAATTGTCGGGTTTACGGGTATTTATAATATCCAAAGCCTGTTTTAAATATATGGGAGTTCTGTTTTCCATAGTTCAAAGGTCGATTTACAGCCTACCAAAAAAAAGGACATCAATTTTAAGCATGTTTTGATACAGGTTTTACACTATATTTTTAGTTATCTATCTGATAATCAAAGATTAAAAGCATTTTTTTTATTTAATATTCTAATTTTAACACGAACGTG